GTAAATAACACCTGCTCTTCATCTATAGACTCATTTACTGCGTCTAAAAAATTAACTAATCTAATTAAATATTCTTGGTCAGAAGCAAGTTCAACTTGATCATCCCAATAGAGTCTTAATGTTCTTGATATTTGATTATAATCAACTAAAGTTTGAATAGGTGCAAATGGATTGCTAACAGCAGATGGTGTTGCGGCATTTGTTTGAACAATAAAGTTTTCATTTTTTAAACTACTAATTTTAATTGTTTTTCCGAATTTAATTACCACCATGTTAAGGTCAATGGCAACAATGCTATCTATTAAAGGAAGTGACAAAATATTCTCCTTACAAAAAACTAACTAATTAGTAACAAACTTTTCCGAGAAAAGCAACAAGGGACGGCTTTCGCCGCCCCTTGTCACTAAGGTAACCGTAACTATAACTACCCTAAGGTTTTTATTATTACATCTCGTTTGTAACTTGAACCTCGTAATTACGAGCAAGTCTAACGTTCTTAGCAACAGTGATACCTTCACCGTCACCAAGCATTACGATGTCATAACGTTCTTTCATCTTCATCTGACGGATGTCACGCGAAGGATCATCGAACTGATCCGTGCTCATGTCATCTTTCACAAGAAGTGTTCCCACTTCATTGCGGTCGATCAAGAAAAGGTCTGACATTGCTGGAGTTGAGCCAGACTTTGCAGTGAAGCTAACGAAAGGTGAGACGATAACATTCAAACCCATAGGAGCGGTGTTGTTTAAAGCACCTTCCTTTGAATCTGGACGGTATCCCCAACTCGTGTTAACTGCTGCTGCTGAGCCACCAGTGTGGAAAATCGCATCCTTCAAGAATACCGACCACATTAATGGGTGGAGGATAAAGTCTGTTGGGATATGATTTTCTGCCATAAGAACTGCTGCCATGTCAATAACATCATCCCAGGTAACGGTTTTGTTAAACGCACCGTCAATCCCACGACCTGTTGTATCGTCATATGAGCCACTCTCATTGTCGAACACAATGCTTGCTGCATCCTTGAAACGACTGAGGGCAATTTGTTCCTTCAAACGGGCCATTGCACGACCTGCTGCGCGAACATGAAGACCTACAATGTCCCAGAGGGAGTCAGCAATGACTTCCTCGGTAAAGGAGAGCTTGACGCCCTTCTTTGAGACTTTGCCTTCAATCTGCTTAGCAAATGCGAGTGCCTGTTCTGGGTACTCTTGTCCTTCAGGAATTTCTGCTGCCTGAATTGCATTAACTGCTGGAAACTCCAAGGAGCGTCCTTTCCCTAGGCGCACTGTCGAAAGCAATGGAGTAACGAGTAACTGTGGCTCTGCTGCTTCCTTTAGGGTACGAGAGATAACTTTAGGAAAGAGTGCTGCTGCGTCTGGGGACGAAAAAGCCTCTTTAATAGTCACTCTATTATTTTCATCTACGTGTCCATCCTCGGTTAGTGCAGTCTCCCATGCTGGGAGACCCGAGAGGAGCTCTTGGATTGTCTTGCTCATCTTAGGAATATTCCTCCTGTGTTATTTTCTTAATTAAAGTGTTAAATTGACGCGGAATGCACCAATAACATTGTTTACATCCAGATTAGAACGGATACCCAGTTTTCCTGAGAACGATCCTGAGCGGGTAAGCTCATAAACTGTCTTCAGTGCACCTGGATCTGATGGCAACTGCATGTATGAAAGCAGACCGTCATCAAAGTTGGTAGCAAATTTCTCTACCTCAATAACCTTACCAACCTGGAGGTAAGGATTTGTACCACACAACGCCGTTGTTAACGACACTGGGCGACCCATATGGTCGGCTCTAATTAAAGAACCTACCGTTACATCATCATTAACCAATGAAACCATTGGATACTCTACGTAACCACGTGCGATAAAGCCTGCACCTTGTGAAGTGCCCTTATCAAATGGACGGTAGAGGTCATACTGTGCTACGCCAACTGGAACCGACAGAGCAGCAACTGCTACAGAATCGGTTGCACCTGACGAATAAGCTGGTGTTGCGCCATTCAATGGATCCCACGATGCTGGCATCGCGTCACCCCAGGTAACACTTGAACTACTACCGTTTGCAGGTACAATTCTTGCATCACCATTTGCGTCAGCTACTACTGAAAGAATGGTGCCCTTGGTGATGACGATTTCAAAACGATCATCTTCACTGTCGAGGTACCAAGTTGGAAGGCCCTGTGATGGGAGCAAGTAAGCTGCTGGGGCGATACCCTCAGAAACTACAAAGCGACCAGAACCAGTTTTAGTTCCTACTTTACGAAATTTTGCTAATGACATTTAATTCTCCTTAAGAATATATATTGATTAAAGTTTACGACGACCCATGAGAGCATCTACAAAAAGCTGCTCTGAAGTATTGGTAACCTGTTTTTTCGACTCTTCTTGTTCTCCGTCAATTGTGATGACATTGTCTTCACTTTCAACAGCTTCAATTTCCGAGCTGATTTCTGGCATTGTGCCCTTAGCCTTTTTGGCTACTGGCATTCCTGCTAGATCTCTTAGAGAATCAGCCAACGATGATGCAGTGCGCTTTACGTGCTCTGCAATTGACTCTTCTCTTGATTCAGGTCCCTCAATTCCAGCTGCAATCTTTGTGTCCACAACTCTCTCTGCGAGAGTTCTGTGCAATGCGCTCTTGAGTTTTTGATTTTCTTCTTCAAGCATTTGAAGCTTCTTACTTGCGTCATCGGCATCTTGCTCAGAAGCTTGTTCTGGACTAGTGAGCTCTGCCTTTGGCTCTTCAACTGCTTTGTTTTCTTCAGTAACCTCAGCGTCTACAGATTCAACAGCTAATTCAGCCTGTTCTTCTACCGACTCTGAAGTTTCATTAGAAATCTTTTCTTCTTTTACTTCTTCTTGTGCAGCTATTTTTGCTGTCAAGATGTCAACCAAATCTTGATCTTTAACTTCAGTAGCTAAAACAAGTGCTTGCTTTAATACGGAAACCATATCCTGGCTTTCTGCTACCGGCTCTGAATCAGCGCCTTTTTCTTCTGCAGTCTCAACTTCTTCAGGCTTGACTTCCACTACTTCTTCTGTTAGCTCTGCAACAGGTTCCTGCGATTCCTGAGCTGAAACTGCGGTAATTGTTGAGAGATCTTGGCTAAGGCTTTCTACAGCAGCCAAAACATCCTCATTCTGAACGCTTTCTTCCATTTTTGAATTCTCCTCATGATCTTCATTATTATCATTCTCATTAGATAGTAATGAGTTGCTATTGTATTTGTAATTTTCACTTTCATGAACAGCAATAGCCGTAAGGAAAGAGCCCTTTAGATGTAGATAAAGTGGTTTAGATTCTTTAGATTTTAAACCTGATAGAATCGATTTATGCTCTTCTACTGAATATATATCTTCTTCATCCATATTAAGTACGAATGCAGAACTTCTTGCTACCCAGTCATCTGAAGAGTTTTCTACTTTAACATCTCCAGAAGAAGACTTTCTTACTCCAGACTTAGAGTCTGCTGGCTGGTTGACGAATGAATATTCCTTAAAGGAAATGTCTTGCATGTCGATAAATGCCAACTTGCCTTTGTAAACTTGGCCTCTTTTAAACTTTTGAGCCTTTGGTCTGCCATCAGCACTTTCAGATGCTAGGTCGTCTCCAGATATTGAGCAGACTGCTTTCCCAGCTCTTCCGCCAACTGAACCCGTCAAGTATCTTTTGTCAAGAACTTTTTGGATTGCTACTGGGTCAGTGATTGCAACTTGTAAACGAACGAAATGTGAACCATCTTCTTCTTTATCCATCTTTGCTGCCATAACACGGCCAATTGGCTCTGAATTAAGATCATGGTTCAAAATGATTGGCTTAGGATAAGGCTCAACCCATGACTGGAGAGCTTTTTCTAATTCTATTGCAGAATAGTTATTATAGTTGCCAGTCAATCCGTTCATGAATAGCTGCAACTTCAATGATTAAACCTTTGTTTGCATTTTGCGATTCTGAGAAGTCTAAATCCATATCAGCAAAATCTGGCAGCTGAACCATAAAGGTTTCCACAAAGTTAAAAGCCATTTAATTCTCCATTTTTTAAAATCTGTATATATAGTAAATTTGTTTTTATAACATTAAACAATTTTATATAAAGATATCATATTTTTACCATGTTTTCAAATGCAACAGAAATTCTTGGATCTCCACCCTTAATAAAGGCTTCGAGCATTTCTTGGTGCATGATGTGTGGGGCATATATATATGATGCTGAATATAGCTCTGTTATGCCCTTTTCACGGGCATTAGCACACCATCCAAGGTCTTCTCCTTGTGAATGAAAAACGTAATCAACTTTATTATATGTGTCTTTTGACATCATTTTTGCAGCCATAATAATATCTGACTTGAAATAACTTCCAAGTGGATAGTTTCTAGCTCTGTTGGCCTTATCGCCTGATTTGTCCAACCATGTCATAACGCTTGGGAAATCTGTTCCAATTGGTGTCATGAACATCAATGGACTAACTGCGTCTGCCCCATCTTTGATGTGGCTTATTAACAATTCTATAGTTGACGTATTGTGAATAATAATATCTGAATCTAGGCTAAAGAAATAATCTGGTTGATATTTTCTTACTTCACCCAAAAGAGTATTTCTTAAACTGACCATATTGTGATACTTAGACATTGTCCACTGTCTAGACTTAGGATCATGCTCATGGTGAGCAAGATCATCTTTGACTACAATGTCAACAAATCCAATTGAATTTTTTGAAACTTCTTTCCATCTATTAATCATGGAAATAGTTCCTTGATCGGAAGAGGATACGACAAAAATAAAACCTACATCGTTAAGAGGGACTGACTGTCTTTCAATAGCCATTGCCCAATATGGAAAAATCCATTCTCTTTTATATATAGGACAACCTATAATTAGTTTCATTTTTCTTCAGTTGTTTTTGTTTCTTTTTTGGCAACTGGTTTAGCCACTGGCAAAACTTCTTCTTCTGCAGCTTCTGCAACTTGAACTTGCTTTTGCAACTTAGGCTCCTCAACAGCAACTGGTGTTGGTGCTGATTCTTCTTCTTCTAATTCTAATTCATCTTCAAGAGCATTAAAGATGTCCATGATTCCGTTGATCACGTCAACAAGAATTGTAAGAGCCATACGGCTCTGACCATTTCCTACTGCAATTTCAAAACCTTTTACTGCGTCATCTTCTCTAAGGTATTGCTTAGAAGTGTCTGATGTTATAATGAATGGCATTATTCCTCGCTCTGAATCGTTAAGTTTGATTCTTCTATCTTAACATCATATTGCTCTTGGAGCAAGTTCTCAACAGTATTAATCCAATCAGGATCTGATCTTTTTATATTTGGAGAAGTCTTTCTTCCATTTTGATTTTGTGGTCTAATAACATTGCCAACACCTTTTCTTTTTGAGGGTGTATTTCTAGAACCTTTTTTAGCTGGCTCCTGTTTATCGCCTGCAGCTCGATTAGCAGGAGGATTAGCTGCAGCTTGTGCGTCTATCATATCTTTTTGTTGATCCACTTGAATTGCGCTGAATAAATCATCCATATTAGCTTCAGGATCTATTCCCATTTCAGTTCTTGCCTCAGTTAAAGTAATTAATGAACTAACATATTTTTGAATGATATGTGTTTCTTTCTTTACCTGAGTATCGGTATCTATTTCATTGAACTTAAAGTAGCATCTGTCAGACATCGATGATTCCATAGGATTTTCAATTGGATCAAATCCACCTTCAAATAAAAGTTCATTGAATATGTGTAATCTAACCATCTCGGCAAATTGCTTTTGAAATTGCTTGATCTTGTCATAAAGCGATGTATCTAATCTTTCTGACATAGATC